AATATTGCAGCATATACATTATTAACTGATAAATATTCAGGTCCTAATATGACAGGACAGAACGGATAATTATGAGTGGTGGTGGAAGTTTTACATCAGACCAGTCGGTAGCTCATGCTACCGCTACAGTACAAATGGTTGCTACAGGTAAAAGAGCAAGACTTACATCAATTCAAGGTAAAGGTAATAGTGCAAGTGGATCTGTTATTTTTAGAAGTGGAGGAGCTACTGGCACTGTTGTTGCAACATATTTATTTGGTGAAGAAGGTTTAGATATGTATTTACCTGGATCAGGTATTTTATTTTTAGATGGTATCCACGCAACTATTGCTGGAACTGGTGGTGTAACTATAACATTTACGTAAGATGTCTAATTTTAAAAAATTAAAATTATATCCAAAAATAAAAATTTCTGGTGGCACCAATAAAATTGGACCTGTAAAAGTAAAAGAGGAAAATAGAAATTATGGTATCGATGCTACATACGATCTTTATAATAAAAAAAATACTAAAATTACATTAGGTGGTGGTTATAGTAAATCATCAAATAAAGCTAAAGTTAATTATGGCTCTGAAAGTCGTACTTTTGAGAGTCAATCTAAACCATCAACATATTTTAACGTTAAAATAACAAAACAATTTAAAAGAGGTGGTGACGTAATGCCAGCTCGAAATAAGAAAAACTTTAGATCTACAAAATCTGGAGCAGGTATGACAGCTGCAGGCGTTGCTGCTTACAGAAGAGCTAACCCTGGTTCTAAGCTTAAAACAGCAGTCACAGGTAAAGTTAAAAAAGGTTCAAAAGCTGCTAAACGTAGAAAAAGTTATTGCGCAAGATCATTAGGTCAGTTAAAAAGAGCTAGTGCAAAAACTAGAAATGATCCAAACTCAAGAATTAGACAAGCTAGAAGACGTTGGAAGTGCTGAAGCAGTATATTTACTTGGTGGTGCTCTAGGGGATCAAGTATGTGTTTCAGGTTCTATTAATCAATTCTACAAACAAAATAATAAAAAATTATACATAATAACTGAATTACCAACTCTTTTTGTTCAACAAGATTATTGTAGAGAGGTAATAGATTTAAATATTCTTTCTGGAAATGGTGAATATGATGAGTCAATTTTTTTTAAAAAATTTAATAAAATACATACTTTATTTTGGCAAACACAAAAACATTTGCAGGGACAAAATACAATAGTTGAAAACTATTGTGATCAATTAAAAGTACAAAAAGTTAAATATCCATATTTTAAAATAGATAAACAACAAATTACATCAAAAAATAAACCTTACATTTTAGTTTCATTAAAAAAACCAGAAAGCAAAATACCTTTTATAAAACTTAGAGGTAAAGGTTTTACTGATAAAACAAACGATGAAATTATTAAGAATCTTCAAAATGATTTTAAAGATTATGATATAATAGATATAGGACGTATCAATATTTCAAGTTTTCATGAATTACTAGTAGTTGTTGCAAACTGTACTACTTTTTTATCTATTGATACTGCACTGCAGCATTTAGCTGCAAATGCTTTTTGTCAAAAAAAAGGTGTTGTTTTATGGAACAATCACACAAATAAGGAAATTTACGGATATGATATACATAAAAATTTATGTGAGGACTTTATTCAACCTTTTGATAATTATGGTATAATACGTCAAAACTTAATAAAATTTTTATAGAAGGGTTTAAGTATGTCGTATTTAAATGCTAATATACCACCAATTTATTGTAAAATAAGAAAGGAATATCTTTATGACATGGATGAAAATAAAGGACAGTATAGTGACTGCGTTATCTTTAGTATTAGCAGTATTTCAGGAAGGGCTATCTTATTTAATATCATGCTTCCAAATGGTGCGTGTTTTTGGAGACTGCCTATCTCAGCATTTTTCCAAAAACAGTTTGATAGAGCCAAAGTGCCCGATATGCAAATACACGAGTTGGAATTGTGGAACTGTTTTAGTTATTGGCCTAGTATCACTTGCTTTGATTGGTTGGCTGGTTTAAAAGGAAAATTTTTAGGCTTAAATAAAAAGTTTTATAATGGAAAATACTTATTTACGATTGACTGGGCTCATCCAGATACTAACATCTTGGATGTTGAGCATTCTCAAATTCCTCAAGAACATAAGTGTGCACATATATTGGAGCTTGATAACGGTAATTTTGCAGCTCAGCCTAATAACCGCATTTTGTGGCATTGTAATAGCTACACTACTGATAACGATTGGCCTGACTATAAAGTCCAAACTACTTATTGGGATGCAGAGCACCCAAGCATGGTTACAGAAGATTCTAATAAGATGTTCTATCAAATGGAAAAAGTAAAAGATGAAAAAAGAACATATGAGTCTTATAAAGAGTTTGCTACAGATAAATCTTTTGAAAACGAGTAAAAATGCTGGATAAATTAATCTATAAAATTTTGGAGTATCTTGACAATTATATCAGTTGGATTGACAATTTGTTTAAGAAAAAAAATAGAAAAAAAAAATGAGGACTCATTATGAACTACATATTTACAGGTGCGTTAATAGTTTTGTTTTGTTTATTAGCTTTTTTTATACGACCTTCATGGCAAGCGCCGTTGAAAGTAGACTCCAAAGATTATATAATACCATTACCTAAACCAAAGATTGATGAGCAATAAACCTTTAAATATATCTGAATCAGCAGCGGTACAGATGCCGATGAAAACCGTAGCCTCGCTAATTCTGCTCGTCGCAGCCGGCGTGTTCGCATACACCGAGCTCACGGCCAGGTTAGTTTCACTGGAGACGTCACGTGAGTTGTTTGAAAATGATTTACTCAAGAAATCCGAACAAGTCCCTACCGATCAGGAGCAACATTTTTTAATTGAGGATCTTTATAAGACTGTAGAGAAGATGGAACAAACTCAAGAAATGAATATGACTAACAAAGTCAACATAGAATTTTTAAGAGAACAATTAGATAAAGCATTAGAAGATATTGAAGGATTAAAAGATAAAGTTAGAGAAAATGGTAAGGCCTATTAATGACAGAATTAGTGGTAGCTTTACTTATGATTGTACACGGAGAAATTAAGGAGGCACGTATCCAGACTTCGATGTCTGAATGTCTCAAGGGGGCACGTACGGCTAGGCGAGATTCTAAATCGCACGTAAAATACCAATGTATAAAATCTATGGCAGAATTAGAAGAAAATATTGATGGAAGTTTATCTATAAAAAAGTTAATATTGGAGTAATGAAAATAAATGAAATTAAAAATTTATTTCAACATAACATTTTTAAATTTAAAATAGACCCTAAATTATTTAACAAAAAAAACATTGTTGATACAATAAATTTAAATTTTTCTAAGCAGCAAGACAGAAATTATTTTGATAATATGGAGGGGGCACCTAGTGATTTACACCACTCTTTTAATGATGTGGAAAATAATGAATTGCTTTTACCAGATTATTCTTCTTTATTACCAATTTATAAAAATGTATTTAAAGAATTATACACTAATATTAAATTTAAACATGGCACAGAAATTAACTGTAATTTTGAGATTATAAATTACACTTGTACCAACAAAAGTCAATTTATGAGAAAACATTGGCATCTACCTTCAGCTGATTTTTCTTGTATTCATTATTTACAATTTGACGAAGAACACTCCCCTACTTTATTTTATAATCCAGGTGATACAGTTGCTAGAAGTTGTAAGTCAACAAGAACAAAATTTGTAGATAGTTTAGATTTAGATGGATATAGTAATTTAGGTTATGCAGAATACGCAGCACCTAAATTTGAAGAAAATGATATGATTGTATTTCCAGGTTACTTAGACCACGAAATACCACAGGCAAAACATCAATACAAAAGAAATAGAATAACAGTAGTAACAAACAGTTGGATAGAATAATGTATAAAGTATTAATTTTCATATTAGAAAATGTTATAATAAAATAAAAATAAAAAAAAAATGAATCTTTCACGTAATTTTACTCTTTCAGAATTAATCAAATCGGACACAGCAATCCGTAAGGGTATTAATAATAATCCTAATGCAGAACAAATAGAAAAATTAAAAGCATTGTGTGAAAATGTATTACAACCCGTAAGAGATCATTTTGGTAGAGTAAAGGTGACTAGCGGGTATCGTAGCCCTGAGCTGTGTGTTGCCATAGGATCTAGTTTGTCCAGTCAACATTCAAAAGCTGAGGCGGTTGATTTCGAATGTATAGGAATTGATAACGCTGAGGTTGCTGATTGGGTTTATAAGAACTGTCAAACAGATCAATTGATACTAGAATATTACACACCAGGAGAGCCTAACTCGGGATGGATACATGCAAGTTGGATACCATTTCAACCAAGAGCTCAATACATGAGAGCATACAGAGAAGATAAGAAAACTAAATACAAACCAATTACTGGTAAAGCTGTAGATTTGGTGTGATAAATCATTTAATATATTGTGTAAAAGATTTTAATCTGCACAAGAAAAAACTTATAGAGTTAATATATAAAATACCAGAAAATAAATTTGATTATATTTCACATACTGATTGGACACTTGATGAAAATATAAATAGAGAATATAAAGAATATTTTAAAAAATTTATTTTAAATGACTTTGTTGCTTATTTTGGATCTATGTTTAAGGGATATTCTCAAATTGAAATAGATAAATTTTGGTTTCAAATTTATAGAAAAAATGATTTTCATGCTGAGCACACTCATTCAAGAGCACATTTTACTAATGTTTTTTATATACAACTACCAGAAGAAAATCTTAAAACTAAAATAAAAATGCCCGATAATACTATATTAAATTTTAATGCTAAAGAGGGCCAGATAATAACATTCCCTGCTTATTGCAGACACAGCTCTCCAATAAATACTTCAGATAAAGAAAAAATAATTATATCATTTAATTTAGACTGTGTTGTTTAAAACACAAAAAAGTGATAATATTTATTCAGTAGATTTAATATTATGCCAATTTCAAGAGGTCAAATTTCTAAACAGATTGATGGTAAATTAAGAGGTGCAAGAGATGAGAAAAAGAAAAAAAGAAGAGTTATTGCATCAATCAAAAAGCAATCCTATAGCAAAAAACCTAAGGTCTTCAAAATTTAGTCAAAAAGTGGTACAATCCTCTAAGTTGTACAACCGGAAAAAGGATAAGTTAGACACTTACAAAGCCCGGGCTAAAAAGGAGTTTTAAATATGGCGACATCTGGAACTACGAGTTTCAATTTAAGTATTGATGAAATTATTTCTGAAGGATATGAAAGATGTGGTCTATCTACAAATCAAGGATATGATTTAAGATCAGCAAGAAGAAGTTTAAATCTTTTATTTGCTGAATGGGCAAACAGGGGTATTCATTTATGGAAAGTAGCTT